GGCCAGTCCGCCTATGTGCGGACGGGACGCAATCTCAAGGTGCTGAGGAAGAAGGGCGCGGTCACCGTGTTCCTCCAGGACGCCTCCCGTGACTACATCGACGTGGTCGCGCAGGAGATGGAAAACTTCCTGGTCGCGCACGTATACGACTTCAACACCCTCAACCTCTTCGGCACCGAGGCGGCAGACGCGTATTCGTGGACGGGTCTTGACTCTCTCATCGGGAGCTTGACCACCTCGGGCACGGTTCCCAACAGGGTGAACACGGTGGCGGCTGGCGTGGTGCCCGCGAGCCTCAAGTTCATGGACGACATGATCGACGCGAACACGCGGCGCCAGGGCCAGAGGCACCGCAAGGCGTTCCTCATGAGCCCCGAAATGCTGTCGCTCGTGAGCCGCATCCTGAGCAACGTCCGCCTCGTGCAGAACCAGACGGGCAGCGGCCTCCAGACCATCGAGATCAACGGCGGCTGGAGACTCCAGGCGTACCGAAACGTCCCGATCATCGAGAGCCGCCTGTGCAGGCCTCAGGCGCAGATGTCGGCCTTCACCCTGACGCCCGTGGCGGGTGGCTCGGCCTCAGGGCTGGGCGGTGCAACCACGCTGTACGTCAAGATGAGTTACATCGGCTGGGACGGCGAGAGCCAGAGCGCCACCGAGGTTTCTCAGGCCATCACCACGGAGGACTACCTCACCATCGATTGGACCACGGCGGTGACGGGAGCGTTCTTCTACAAAATCTACGTGAGCAACACGGCGGGCGGCGGATCGAACACCGAAACGCTCAAGCTCATCGTTCCCGCGAGGCTCTACGATACGAACGGCACCCCGCAGGATTCGGTGACGAGCGTCCAGGTGAGCAGCAACCCGAACACCCGCAACCCGACCATCAGGCTGATGAACACCTTCGCGGTCGGCGCCACGGCCACCCTGGGCGGCGTCGTCCCGACGATCACCCTGAGCGTGCCTTTCCACATGGCCCTCGACATCCCGCTGGACGCGACGGGCGAGGTCCCTCTGGAGAACGTGTTCTTCTGGGACCTGGACGAGATCCAGGGAATGGGGCGGTATGCGTATACGAACACCGAGGGCAGCCGCTTCAAGGGCCTGACGACCATGGAGCCCCTGGCGAAGACGGACGACAACCTGCCGTTCCTGGTGAAGACCTACGGCACCCTAATCGACGCCTTCGAGCGGACGAGCTACCAGTACCGCGGACTGAGGGTCGCATAGTGCTTGTCCCAAAAGGAAAGCGCACAAAAGTAGAGGGGCAGCCGGCGGAGACGCCGGCCGCTCCTGTCATTACCGCGCCACCTTCTGAACCGCCTCGGAAGGCGACGCGCCCCGTCACTCCCGCCGATCTGCTCAAGAGCGGAGACACGCCTCTCACCCCGATAGATAAAGTGGAGTCGAAGGGCACGCGCTGGAAGTTCAGACATCCCGACGCGGACGGCTCGACGTACAGCGGCGCGGTTCATCTCTCGAAGCTCGACCGCTACCTCATGGCGGAGGACGGCTATGTGAGCACCGAGAAAGCAGACGAGCGCGATGCGCTCAAGGCCATGGGATGGATCCTGTGGCGCACGGAGGTACCCGATGCACGGCCTGTCGGGTTTGCCAGCTCCTTCTGATGTTCGCAACTTCCTCGCGGGGTTTCCCTGCCTACAGACGGGAATGCAAACCCTCGCGCTGACGGGGACGCTCACTTCAGGGAGCATCACCGTCACGAACATCGATACGACGCAGCTCGATTCCCTCATGCGCGTCACTGGAACGGGCATTCCCACATCTCCTCTCCCGACATACATAGCGGATGTCATCGTGGTGGACCCGCTCTACGGTTCGCTCACGCTCACGCAGGCGGCAACAGCGACGGGACCACAGACGTTGACCTTCACGTTTAACAAGGTGCTCACCGATCAGTGGCTGGTGAACGCGCGAGACAACGAAGTCTTGCCAAACGTCCAGAGGTGGTGTCGGCAGAAGTTCAACGCGGTGGAGACTGTCGTGGAATACTACGATGGGAACGGCTCTTCGATCCTGCCGCTGCGCAGACGCCCCGTGCAGGCACTCCTGAACCTGTCGTACACGAACGTCGATTCAAACCTCTACTACCTCACACCGAGCGCCATGGTGCTCATCGGAGAAGAAGGGATTCTCAAGGCGAAGGCCAATTTCAACGAGTCGACTTTCTGCCCGGTGTTCTGGAAAGGCCAGCGCAACCTGCGGGTGACGTACACTGTCGGATATGCCAACTGCCCTTCGGAAGTAGCCACCGCTATACTCTATTTCATGTCAGAGGTAGGGCTAGGGCATATTGCCGACATGACGGGAGGCGGTGGGCTCTCCATTCAGGGTTACTCGCGGGACTATGGCCAGCGCGGTCGCTACTCCAATCTGCGCAATTCTTTGACACGTCGTGCCCTTGCTCTTCTGAGACCATACATGACTGGGGCGGCAGGATAGGAATATGAAAATCGAACGAGTAGCAAATCACAAGGAAATGACGAAAGGGACGTGGGCTCCATTCGGAGACCTCATCCTTTTCATGTGTCCCTCGTGCGGGACGAACGCCGTGATTGACCCCGCGATGGAAGGGGAGATACACTGTCCGAATGAAGAATGTTCTTTTTTCTGTCAGGCCACGGACCTTGAGGGACTCAATGCCGATGGCACCAAAGACGCCGCGAGGCGAGGAGGGAAACTATGAATCTCACTCTTGACCAGGCGCAGGCGGTCAGCCGCTCCGCGCCCGCTCTCCAGATTGCCAGCGTGGGAGAGAAGCTGCGCTATGCGCTGAACTTCGCCGCGCTGCCAAAGGACATCATCTATGTCGACGGTGACAACGGCATAGACACGAACGATGGTCTGAGCTGGGATGCTCCGATGAAGACCATTCAGGCCGCCGTTACCCTGGCGCCTGCGGGCGGGACCGTGCTCGTGAAGCCGAAGGCCATCCCTGTCGGCTCCGCAGATCCTGCGGACTACGCCGAGACGATCATCATCCCGAATACGAAGCCTGGGCTGGCGCTCATCGGCTACAACACGGGAAGGGCGCAGGGTGCTCTGCCGCAGATCAAGAAGGGCGCGGGCTCGACGGCTCTTCTCACGATCCGTGCGCCCGGCTGTCTCATAGCGGGGCTCGGGTTCAACGGAGGAAGCGCAACGGGCGGCGGCATCCTGCTTGACGACGACGGGGCGACCAAGCTCGCGTTCGGCACGTCGATCATCGGATGCCATTTCAAGAACTGCGCGGGGTCCAGTGCCACCGACGGTCGTCTGGGCGGTGCAATCCAGTGGGCTTCGACGGGTGGAGCTTGGCAGATCCTCATCAAGGACTGCCGGTTCTACAAGAACCTGGCCGACATCGTGCTGCTTGGCGCGGGCGGCGGTGTCACCGTGCAGGACGTGGTGATCGAGGATTGCGTATTCTCTAACCCCGGCACGAGCGTGGACGTCAACCTCTGGCTCGGAGGGAACGGCATCACGGGTCTGGTGATTCGTCGGTGCACGTTCCAGGAGCTCCCGGCCATCACCTCGGGATCGGTCGCGCGGTACATGGACCTCACGGGATGCGTGGGAGTTCTGACGGACTGCAACTTTGGATGCACGGGCCTCACCTTCCGCAACGCATCAATGGGCACGGGCGCGAGAGTCCCGGCCACGGTGTTCATTTCCTGCTGCTACCAGCAGGTGGCCGCTGGAGCGGGCGCCACGGGCGAGATCGGCTACACGGCGTAAGCAGATGACCAATCCTGCAGCCGCCATCGAACGCTGCGCTGCTCTACAAGACGTGCAGAACATCTGTGCGGAATACGGCTCGCCCCTGGGCATCTACGTCAGGGGCGAGGCCGATGTAACGCGAGACGCATACAATTCCGTGGCGGCCAGGACTCGGACACCCGCGACACCGGTTCTAACGACATACGCTTTCCCGCTCGTGCACGATCCGAACGACCGCCAGGTAGAGAAGGCGGGTCTGCGCGAGAAGTATGACGCTATCGCTTGGACCCCCTCGAAGGACTGGACGGACGCGGGATTGACCTTCACGGCTTCACTGGACGCAGAGCGCACGACGGTGGCCGTTGAAGGGCGACAGTACCGCATCAAGCAAAAGGGACAAGCGAGCGTGTTCGGGGACACGGCTCTGTACATCACTCTCGGACTGGAGCGGATCTAAGATGGTCAAGCTCGTGAAGACCCCCACCGCGATACGGCAGAGAATCCACCGCCTTCCGAAGCTCTCCATCGGAATGATGGAGGCGCGTGCGAAGAAAGACGCGAAGGCGGTGGAGCGCGGATTCCGCGAGGGCATCCAGGCGGACCTCTTGCACCTCCGCAGGCTCAAGCCCGGCACCATAGCGGCCAAGGAGCGGGAAGGCATGATCTCCCCGTCAACGCCGCTGTTCGGCCTGGGGCCCGAAGATGAACGCGCCTATTCCGAGATGATGCAAGTGAAAAAGGTTGGCAACCGCATGTGGGTTGTGAAACCGAAGCCTGGGAAACACCATTCGTCCGAGCTCACACTGCGGCAGCTTTTCGACGTGCACGAATACGGATGCACGATCACAAATGGATTCGGACGAGGGATCTTGATCCGCATCCCTCCGCGCTCGGCGATGCGGACAGCGTATCGTGGATACATTCGCCAGATGTCGAAGCTTGACCCCTCCATGAAGGTGCGCACCGCCATGGCGAAGTTCATCCAGAATGGCGACAAGGCGGCGCTGGACCGGATCCACAAGAAGTACGTGGCGGGTGGAAAGTGAAGCTCTCCATCGAACCTTTCACCAGCCTAACGGGCTGGACGACCGACGGGGCAATCACGGCGAGCATCCTGAATCAAGAGCCGACGTACATTTCTGGACGCTTGGCGGCGAGCACCATCTTCAAGGTGCCGGCGGGGAGCAACGGAAAGAGCATTTACAAGACGATCTCCATTTCCCTCGCGGGTTATGATGAGCTGGTGCTCTCGATCTGGAGCCAGCGCAAGGCGGGGAGCGTTTTTGAAGTAGGAACGGACTTCGCATACCAGATCGCCATCGAAGGCACGAAGGCTTTCTATCTTCCGACGTACCGCGGATTCAACCAGGTCACGATCTCGATCGCAGGGATCACCACGGCAACGAAGGTGAAAATCACAGCCTTGCACAACGATGCCGACTACCTGCTGCTCTCAGGCCTCTACGCCGTGAAGGAAGAGATGCCGCTTGACGTTATGCAGGCCCTCGTCGACGAGATAGCCTACCATGCGGAGGTGGTTTCCCCGGGCGGCGTCTCAATCGGGACGGCCACAACCGTAGCGGGAGCGGCGAGCTTCGCTTGCAGCTCTGGAAAGTTCCTCGACAGATACGCCGTCGTGGAGATCTCGGGTTCGGCGGGAACCGAGACGCACCAGATTGACAGCTATGACGAGGTGACGGGGCTTTACACCCTCAAGACGACGTACGACGGGGCCGCGTTGCTCTATAGCCAAGCGGCGGCGGTGAAGCTCCAGATCCCCGCCGTGTTCGGAACCGTCGAGGAAGACATAGTGGTGCCGGGAGTAGCCGTGTGGGGAATGGCCCCAGAGCCGCTGTACCTCGAGACGGACGTGCAACGCGAGATCGACACCTATGAGGTGGGCGGGACGTTCGGCGACAGACGAGACGACATGTACCTCTCGTGGCCCATGCTCATAGACTGCGAGAGCCGCCATAACGAAACACTCGCACTGGCGAGCCGAATCGTGCGGCGTCTCCTTGGACAGGGCAATCTGTGGGTGAATGGGAGGAAGTATGATTTCCACTGGGATCAGCTCGGGACTGACGTTCTTCCCGAGCAGGTGGTGGAAACCCTCCCGAAAGTACAGTACACTCTGGACGTCATAGTGCGCGAACGCCGGGAGGACCGGCAGACGCTGCCGAAAGCTCTGACGGCGACCGATACCGTCACGATTGAAACGGGGGTGCTCTAATGGGCAAGAGAGACGCGGAAATCACGACAGAATCCGCTGCCGTCGAAGTGACAGCGAAGAAGAGATACCTGGTGTTCGTGCAGGGCAACCAGGCCGTCGAGTTCGTCGTAGCGGGCAAGGAATACCGCGCGGAGCCTGGCGTCGCGCTCACGCTGGATGAGGATGTTGTGAAGCATCCGCATTTCCAGGCGCAGGCGCAGCGCTTCGGGATCAGGGAGGCGTAACATGCGGATATTGGGAGTTCATGGGCAGAACAACCCGGTCAAGAAAGCGCTGACGGTCCAGCCGGCGGACTTCCTTGTGGGGGCAATCGTCGGGAAGTTCGAACGTGCGTTCGACAAGGCGTTCTATGGACGCTCGCCGCAGGAGATCAGAGACATCTTCGGTGATCAGATCAGCGCCACCTATTACGGGTGGGACGCGGTGAATGGGTTCTTCGCGAATGCGGTCGGCGTCAGCTCGAAGCTCTACATCTCGTCTCACGTCGGGTACACGGGCAGCGCGGTCGATGGCGTGACGGCAAGCCAAGAGATCAACGATCAGGAGAGTCCCACCCCCGCGCCGATCCTCAAGATCGAGGACGCGTATCAGACAGAGCTGGGCTACGGGGTGAGTGGAAACCGCACAGGAATTACGCTCGTCCCTGGAAACCGCTTCACGACGGCGTGCAACGGCGCGGGCGGGACCACGGACCTGTTCGTTGTGGTAGACAGCGTGGCCGATGTGTTCGTAGGGGACATCATCACCTTCACCCCGACGGGCGGTTCAGCGCAGTACCGCATCGTCACCACGGTGGATGAGGCCACGAAGAAGATCGGCTTCGCGGGAGCGGTCGGGACGCCAGCCGTAGCCGACAACGACGCGGTCAGCGTGCTCGGATTCAAGCTCCACGTGTGGCGCAAGAACACAGCGGGGATTGTCTCCGAGGTTGACACAGACCTTGGCAGCCAGTGGTGCACTACCGAGACGGCCGTGACGAAGTACTTCGTGGGAAACATCTTCGCCTCGAGCAAGTGGATCAAGGTTTCTCGGATCGCGACTCCCGCGGGGGCCGCCGCTACCCTGATGCCCGCCGCAATCTCCACGGTGACCTACCCTACGAACGGCGCCGACGGAACCGCCCCGACCACGGCGGCTCACTGGGGGCGGGCGTTGACCAGGCTCGACGCGATGCCCGTGCGCATGATCGCTCTGGTTGAGAGCTCCCTGGCGACCATCCAGGCTTCGGTCGAAACGTACTGCAAGAGCCGAACGGACACCCCGATTGCGGTGGTGCACGTGGCATCCAACCAGACGAAGACGCAGCTCATCACCGCGGGCAACGGGTTCCAGCGTGGGGACGACGTGATGATGCTCCCCGTCGGACACTGGGGCTCGGTGACGGACCCGTTCAACACGGCGTCGAACGCGCCCTATCGCGCGGTTCCCGCGACTGGTCACATCATGGGAGCATGGGTCCGCGCCATCGGGAACCTGGGAATCCATGTCATCCCTGCGGTTAGAGAGATTCCGCTCTATGGGCTCGCCGACGTGTACGGCACGCAGTTCCCCGCCTCGGCAGATCGGACGGACATCGCGACGGCGGGCATGAACTGCTTGGAGAACGTGTCGGGCGCGGGCATTATGCTGCGCAACGCATTCACCCCTTCGACGGACGTTGCCTACCAGTTTGTCAACGGTCTCATCATGCGCAACTACATCAAGGTGAGCGCCGAGGACAGCCTCCAGACGAGCGAGAACACGCCGAACAGCCTGAACCGCGTGAAGGCGGACCGCATGGCGATTCTTACGTTCCTGTACAAGCTGTGGGACACGGGCTCGACTGGTCACGTCGCGAAGGGTGAGACGTTCGGGCAGACATTCAACGCGGACGGCACACCGACGAAGCCCGAGCAGCACTTCGAAGTCATCGCGGACATAACGAACAACCCAAAGTCGTCACTTGATGCAGGTGAACGCAATATTGACGTCTCCTTTACCCGCCCATCACCGGCGGGGTCCATTCGCATCGGGGTGGGCATTCTTCTGTTGAGCTGAGGAGGGTAAAAAGATGGGATCAAGACCGCAGGTCATCCAGAAAGCAAGGGTCGAATGGGACGGCACGGAGATCCCTGGCCTCGTCAGCGTCAGCGAGATACCTGAGGAGATGGGGACGGTAGAGGTGCCCGAGTTCGACATCTCCCGTACGATCACGAGCGGGGTCCGCAAGATCCCGCCCGTGGATATGGTCTACCAGGTGCGGCGTGACGGACAGGTGAACGACTTCTTCACCAATTTCTACCAGGACCACGAAGAGCACGAGGCGGTGATCATCTACACCGACGCGGGGGGGATCGAGACGTATCGGTTGCTCGCCCAGGCGTGCGAATGTTCGAAGCTCACGCGCCCCGAGGTGGACCACGCGAACCCCACCTATGCGAAACTCACCATGACGTTCCTGCCGTACGACATCAAAAAGGTGTCGGCGGCGTAAAGGAGAAAGAGAAAATGGAAAGGCTGGCGGTATCTTTCTCCTACATGGGGAAGGTGTGGGAACAATTCGAGGCGGGGCGTTCGACGGGCGGGGTGCTCGCCGACGCTCAGCGCGAGGCGCAACAGGAACGGCTGTACGGCGCCATGTATGCGTACGTCGCGGGGACCGTCAAGGCTCTCGCGGCGGCTGACGGCACGGTAGAGGAAGGCCGCAACAGAATCCGGGAAGTATGCCGGCAAATGCCGTGGGTCAGCGCTGAACAGGTGGCGCTGAGGACCCTTCTGGCGAGCGGCGGCCATGATTCGGTTGAGGGCATCTACGCATGCCCGCGGTGCGGACGGGAAGTGGTAAGCGAAGGAGAAGAGGCCGACCGAATCTCCGAGCTCACCATCGCCGAGGGAGCGCTGGACGAAACGATGCCTCTCAAGCTGGCGTACCCTATCGAGGTGAAGGACAACAAAGGCGAGACGGTGGTGAGCGCCGCATCGATCACGTTCCGAAGGCCTTCGCTCTCGGATTGCATGGCCGCGAACGTGTTCTTTGGGTTGAACGACGAGGTGAGGCTCGCATACAGAATCAACGTCGAGAGCATCGAAGCCGTGAACGGCGCAGCGGTGGACAAGAAGTTCCGCAACACGTGGGGGATGTACCTCTTCGACCGCATGGACGGTGACGATCTTCAAACGCTCGCGGAGTGGCAAGCGTCGGCAGGATTTCAGACCCGAGTGATGAAGCGCTGCAGAAAGTGCGGCAAGACCTGGGAGGTGCAGCTCTCCACCATGGGTTTTTTCGCTTCCGGTCTCACGCGGTAACGAGACCGGAGGCGCCCGGCGGGAGATGGCTGTGGCTGGCGCGCCGAACGCCTGAGATCGACGTTGACGAGGAGTATCTTGCCGAGACAGCCTCCGAGCTGACGCTCGGGACGCACGGGGGCGTGGGATTCGCGGAGGTTTGGGAAATGCCGCTGGACAGGCTCTTCGACTTGATCGAGCGATACAACGAACACGTGAAGAGGACGCCGGGAGATGAGTGACGCAGCGCTGGGCAAGGGTAGAGACGTCGCGTTCTCATTTGACCCAAAGCCTTTCATGAACGGCCTCAAAGCCGCAACGCGCGGCATGGACAAGATGCTCGACGCGACGAAGAACATAGCCGCTCAGATGTCGCGCCGTCTCATCGCTCTCAAGGCTGGACTGGAAGCAATCAAAGGCGTGGTGCGAAACGTCGCGGCGCAGATCCCCGAGATTGGAATGGCGTTCAACGTTGCCAAGGAAGTCTTCCTCAAGAACCTACTCTGGCCCCTTCGTCAGATGCTTGTGCCCATGCTCCAGAAGATGCTCGACTGGGTGACCTCGCACCGAACGCTGTTCGTCAAATGGGGACAGACCCTTGCCAACGTGTTCCGCGCTCTCCTCTCCGTAGGAAAGCAAGTGTGGGAGATTCTCAAGAAAGTGGGGAACGCCTTCGGATCGGTGTTCCGCCAGATCACGGGCGGGGGACTGGAAAACTTTCTGAACCTCATCACCGTGAAGCTCGCCGCTGCCTTCATCTTTCTGAGCAACCTGCTCAGCTCCCTTGCGCAGAATCTGCATCTCGCGGAGATATGGGAGAAGCTCAAGGGTGTCGCCTCGGCGGTGTGGGACTTCGTGAGCGGACTCTTCAAGGCGAACGACCAAGGCAATTCGCTGCTCACCGTTTTCAACACCATCGCCGACATCGTGGGGAAGGTGGTCCTGATAGGACTCGACTTCCTCAAGCCGCTCATCGAAGGGATCAAGAAGAGTGACCTCAAGAACGCGGTCACCCCACTACAGAACATCGCCAATGCCATCAAGGGGCTCGTGACGCAGATCAAGGCGTTCGTCGAGATGCCCGAGGTTCAGAAGTTCATCAAGCTTTTCGGCCAGCTCTTCGGCAACGAAGTCCAGCTCATCCTCATCAATTTTTCCTCGGCCATAGAAGCGGTGGTGGATGCTCTCCAGTGGCTTGTCTACGGAATCCGCGCGATCATCGAATTGGCGAAAGGCACTTCGACGAAAGACATCGGGGAGATGGCCGCCAACCTGGCGAAGGAACAGGCCTTGCGGTGGACGCGCATAGGTGAGAGCTACAAGAGTGTCCTTGCGAACGAGGCGGCGGCAATCAAAGGTGTGTTCGGTGGGGTAGGGCAGAAGCCGCTTCCCAAATCAGTAGCGCCAGAACCTGTGTTGACCGAGGAAGAACAGATCCGCTACGGGAAGCTGTTGTCAGGAGCCGCGAAGAACGTAGATGATGTAATCATCACCAAACGCGGAGAGGTGATCCGCACCGATCCGAACGACACCATCTACGCGAGGAAGAGCGGCGCATCTATGGCGCTCGGCAACCAGAACATCACGATCAACTTGAACGTGACCGAGGGATCCGCGCGGCAAGCGGGGGAAAACTTCTCCTACGGCCTGCAGCAGGGATTCCGCCGCGCGCTGCTTGATGCGCATCTTGCGGGGGGCGGGTAGAATGAATTACACCCAGGCGAACGTTCCATGGTTTATGTATGATCTCGACAACGGGCAGCTCATCACGTCGAGAATCATCCCTGGGGACATAGGAGATTCGAAGAAGATCGTCCTTGTAGAGACTCCGATTCCAGGATTGAACTACGAGCCGGTCATGCCCGCGGGCGGCGGGAACAGGAAGGTGAGCTTCATGCTCCCGCTCATCATGCGCGAGAGGACAGTGGGAAACGTCCTTCTTCTCAAGCAATTCGACCTCCTGAGAAACCAGGCAGCGGGATTCGCCAATTTCGCGGGAGCGAAGAAGTTCATGCGGACACCCCGCGTGCTCTACTACTGGGGGACGGGAAGCGTGCCGCTCGTGTGGTTTGTTTCGAAGGCCGACGTCGTGCACAAGCAGGGATGGGTCAATGCTCGAGGGATGCCGCAGTACAGCGAGATCGAGATAGAGCTCACCCTTGATGAGGAGCATCCCGCTTACAAGGTTGAGGAGACCTGGCGCATGGCGGCGGCCATGATGGGGATGGCGGCGCAGGCGGTACAGGCCGGCGTGGCACTGTTCGGGAAGAGGCCCTATTAGGATGAGGTACCTTCAAGTTTCCACGGTTTCTTTCACCGACGCGAATGGGAACACCCGCCCCGTGAAGGACATGAGAGAGATTCCCTCCTACACGGAAGGCCAGAGCGTTCTACGTCGGGCGGATGAATTGCTTGACGAGGTGGCGAGCCGCCCCGAATGCTACGGCTCCGACGGTGAGATTCAGACGTACCTCATCTGGGAGGCGAACGCCGCCGCGATTCTTGACGCCAACTTCGATTTGACGACACTCCGCAAGGTGTTCGTCCCGACGCAAACGGGGTGAGCCGTGATAGGACTACAGGGGCGCGGGAGTGCGTTCTTCGCCATCCAGGGACTGAACATCGATGAGGGAGTGATTGACCCGAAAGACCTCGTGAGCCTTTCCGTCACCGAGGAATTGGACAAGATCACTCTGGGATCGATCAAGTTTCACGACCGCTACCACATCTATTCCAGGATTCTCACGACGGGGGTTCAGCTCGCGTTGAGCTGGGGCTACGCGCAGCTCGGGGACATCGGTGACGTGTTGCAGATGGCAGACGACATCTCCGCAATCCGCCAACGTCGGGGACTGCGCGTCATGGTGATGAATCCCTCGGGAGGCGGGCACGGAGGGGACATAGACTTCGGGTGCAACTTCTGGGCGGTGGATCTTCGGGGAGTTCAGCAACATCTTCTCTACCAGGACATGAGCCGGGGGGACATGGTGCGCCAGGTGATGACCCGCATCGGGATCACGACGCCAGAGATAAACTTTGCCACGCAAACGACATCACTCACGAGCGAGACCGCCGAACGCCAGGCGGAGACGGATTTCCAGTTCCTTGCGCGCAAGGCGCGGGAATGGAGGGCATACCTCATCGTCGGACACGATCCGTCAGGGAATCCCGTCGGCGCATTCATCGACGTGGACAAGATCACAACCAGTGCAATAGTGCAGGCCATGACGGGCGGGACGGGAAACTCCTTCG